ATGATTACCAATCCAATAGCATTTGAAAAGGACAAATTGATTAGAGAAGTAATTTTGGCTCAAAAACAAAGTGGGCACCTATTGTACCATCACAATAACCACGTAGAAATCGCGCATCTTATTTATGAACATCACGGCTATAAACAATTTTTACTAGACAATCCTAGTGCGGTAAAAATTTCTTTAGAAGAATTAAAAGAGAAACATAAACAAGTAATGGATTTACTTGAGCGAGTTAAAAACCTCTAAAAGCGAAATTAAATGTAATATTTACAGTTGTTGCATGAAATTGGTATGATTTAGGTATTATTTTTCAAGGAGGTTTTTTCATGAGTTATGATACTATTGCATCACTACAACGCATGCAACAATTACAGCAATCGGAAGCTGCTGCTGGAAAGAGAATTGTCTTGCAACGAATGTTTACAGGATTGGATATAGTGTTATTTATTATAGCGTTTATCTTAGGTATTCCGACTTTCTCGATATCTTGTATATTATTTTTAATCTATTATTTCTCAATAACTAAAACATATTTAGTGAAAAATGTGGCTACTGGTGAAAAATTTAGAGTTAGCAAACAAGATTACAAGCAATATAAAAAGGAATTTAAAGCGAAGGAAAAAGAAGTTAGAAAAATTTCTGATCTATAATTGGATTTTAAGGACGGTACATATTAAATGAAAAAGAATTCTAAATTTATGACAATTACTCGTTCAATCTTCAATGCTTTTCGTTTACTTAGTAAAATCATAAACCCTATATTAAAAGCATTATCTAAAAGTAAATTCTAGCTACATAATAACAAAAAAGCCGACTCATAAAAGAGTTGGCTTTCAAATTATTCATATGGTCGATATTTTTCTCTTAATTGCCCTAATTCTTCAGCCAGTTTTTCTACATCTTCACGAAAGTACAACGAAACCCTATCAACTACTTTAATAGGTACAATTCGTCCTTGTTTTACAAGTACATGTAATCTTTGGGTTGTGACACCTAATAAATTTACAGTTTCATTTGCTGTTAAAACTACTTGGTTAACTAACTTTTCTATTTCTTCACGACTTATTTTATGGTCCATACTCATTTTTCGTCCCTGCCTTTTTTCCATAAAGAAATTAAATTAATAACAAGCGCTATAGCTAAAATTATTGTGGAAGCAATTCCTAGGTAGTCACTTACTTCAGGATTCTTATAGTTTGTTACTGTAACCACTAATATTAAAAATAATACTAATACCAAAGTGTTTCGATCTAACTTCATTTTTACATGGATTGGATTTTGTGTAATTTTGTAATTATGTTATAATATTTTTAAGGTTGGGGGAATTTCTTCCCCCTGGGTATTACTTGCGTCTAGTCTTGCGGGCTAGGCGTTTTTCTATTTCTTCTTCCTTTTTCTTCTCCTTTCTGTCTTTTATGTCGTTTAGAGCTTTCTTTGCGTTTATGATTCCTACCACCATCGCTACTATGTAAGCTAGATTTCTAAGAACCTTTTCTGTTAAGTCCCAATCCATGTTTCTCACCTCCCTTACATATATAATTATACCATACCTGTTTATTCAAATCAATAGTTAATAGTTAAATAATTGCTATAAAATAAAAAAAGCCGTCATTATGACGGCTCTTACTTTAATCTTCAAACTTCACATATTCACCTGAAACCCATTGGTCTCCACCCACATTATACCAACCATCTCTATATCCCCACGACTGATACTGTTCTCCTTGGTACACATTTTTTACAATGCCATAATTAGTTCCTGGACCTCTACGAACACGCAATACATCTGCTGTAATAGTAACTATTCCTACGCCATTATTGACGGATTGCGAACTTGTTGGTGTGCTTTCTCCAGTAAAACGAATGTATGATGAATCATTATAAATCCACTGATCGCCACCAAGGTTTAGCCATCCATTTGATTGTCCCCATACTTCGTAGGACTCACCTTTACTTAATTGACGAATAACCCCGTATCCAGTACCTGGACCTTTACGCAGGTTAATGCCATTCCCCTCAATATACGCAATACCTGTCCCGTTAGTTGACGGTGGAATAAGCGTAGGAGTTACTTTATTACCTCCATTGTATGCATTTTGGACTCTCTCAATAAAGCTATCCCAACGTCCTTCTGCCAACATACGATGAGGACAGTACTTCCCACTCCATGATTGATGTGTACGGACTTTATTAATTGGAATATCGTACTGTTTCATTAGTTGAGTTACAACGATAGCTGCATTTTCTTCCGCTTTATAGTATCTATCTCCACCGCTTAAAGAGTAGCAAATTTCAACTCCGATAGATTTACGATTACCATTCCCATTACCGTCGCCAGTATGCCAGGCGTTACGCTCTAAAGGGATTCCTTGTACTGCTTCTTTATCATCTACTGCAATATGAAATGAAACCTGATTATCATTACGAATCATATAAGCTACTTCGTTTTCTGCTGTAGCATCGTTGTAAGTATTGTGGACTGTAATGAATTCCGGATTCATTGTGTAAGGACACTTTATACAATACTTACTTGGGTCCACTAATTTTTTTCTAATTTCCATTATAGAACATCTCCCTTTTTCTCTTCTTGTTTTTGTTTACCACCTAAAATTTCGACTGCATTTGTTAAAGCTGAAGGCAAAGGTATTCCCATACGCCCTGCATTTTCTAAAAGTGAAAGCAACTCATTTCCGATAAAGAAAAAGATTGTTGCTTCACGAAGAGCACTATTTGAACCCACAATTGCATCTGCTTGAGTAGCTGCTGCAACTAAAAGAAAAAGCACCACCTTTTTGGCGATGCCTTTGAAACCAACTTTACTTTTTAACTCTCCGTTATATCCTGCTGCAATTACTCCCGTTATATAGTCGATTGCTGCCATGATTACTAGAACTTTCAATGTTGTATCCCACCCTCCTAAAAAGTAACCACAGAAGCCACCGAAAGTGGCAATAAAAGCTTTTAACAATACATCAATACGATCCATCTTTTCATCTCCTTTTTTAGCAATAAAAAAAAGACCAGCTATTGCTGCTCCTGCTCTGTTTGTGTGTTATTTTCATTAGTTGATGTTGGCGGTTCTTGAGATGGGTAATTCCCTGTAAGTGATGCATAACACTCTAAACAAATATTCTTTTTCGCAAATCCCATATCCAGTGTGTACAGACGCGCTCCGCGTTTACATATTTCACACAGCGTAGCAATTCGAAACTTTACTGTCCCATCCATCTCTCTCCATACTTCAACCCTGCTAACACCGTTTAGAAGACCTGCATTATTTAACATATCAGCAGGTATTTGAACAAAAATCCCTGTCTCTGTGCGCTCTGCATCCACCAGCCTCCCCATAAAAGGAAAGCTTTCACCTGCTTGAAGTGGCATCATTTGATTCTCATTCATTCTTACTTCTCCTTTCTATCCAAGTGCATTAAATTTCCAACCACTTGGAGTACTCGCATAAAAACCCGATCCCATATTACCGTCTGTAAAACGAATATGACCCCATTGTTGAAATCCACCGCCACCTAAGTTAATTCCCTGCATTGCTCGTATATTCCTAAAGATTTTTACTTCTTTTTCAGTACTTATATCAAACGTTTGTCCGTCTGGTGCTGGAGTTATATTATTATTCACACCACCTACAGCAAGTCCGTTAAACGGCTGGATGCCATCTGCTCTTTCTGCTGCAGCACGATCCCAATTATACATAGATGCATATTTGCCACTGTATAGCGTTACACCACTTACACAAATCGCTGTCCCTTGTCTCATGTCAGCATTTCCAGAACAAACTTTAATAATCAATGCGTGTTGTTGTGGAATATAGTTTGTTGGCACTTTGAAAGTGAAAGAGTATCTTCTGATTTCTCCATAAAATGTCGACGGTTCAGGAAAGTCCATTTTTTGTTCATTCCATATATCGTAACTTACATTGTCTCGGAATTTAACGCAGCATACTTGTAAACGTGGTTTTCCTGTTTTACGTACACCATTTATCATAGACGTTCTAAAGTGAGCAGAAACTGTATATTCGTTACCAGGATGTATACCGTTATTCACGATCGCTTCCGGATAGTTATACATATCTACCCTTGCAGCATTCACCATCTGCTCGTAATCGAATATATGTGTATTTTTTTCTATTACTACATTGCCCCACGACTTCCAAGTAAGACCGTATCCACCTTCAAACCCATAATAATCTGAATGACCAATGTTTTTCTTTGTAACACTAGAAAAGTCTGGATCTGCTATTAGGTTTCGTCTTGATACCGCAGTTGTTTTTGTGCCCCATTCATCTTGGAATAGGAAGTCTAGCATTTTAACAGTTACACCATCTTTATCAATGGTTATCTTATCACCATCAATTCTAATAAGATTCGTATCAATACCTTTTGCCGTTAACCATTTCACCATTGTATCGGCATTAATAGCTACCTTTGAAACGTCAATTTCTAATTTTTCCGATGAAAAGTTAATAGCTGCGATGATATTCCCTTTTTTAACTTCTGCAAGGATTCCTTCATCAAGAACTTTGAGTTTAGAACCCGTTGTTTTTACATAAGCGGCGTAAGTCTCATTTATAAACGTTTCTTGTTTTTCAGAAATGATTGAAACGCCCTCTTTATTAGTACTAATACTTCTTTCTAATTCTGTAACTTTTTTATTGTAATCTTCAGTAGCTATTCTATTGGCTATATCTTCTAGCATCTTATCAGCATCCGTTTGATCTTTCGCATGTAGCCAAAATTCTGTAGCTATAGTGCCGCGTTGTAACATAGGTGCAGCACACCATAAACGTCCATTTCTTGTAACGTAATAACGCCATCTCACAAACGATGCATTAGCTGGTGCTTTATCTGTGCATACAGCACGAACCCATGTATGATTTACAACAGTGATATTCGTTCTAGCTGTCTTAATACGAGTTTTTTTGTCAGCAGTCCACCATTCCATTTCAATAAATGCACCGCCACTATCAATAGGTGTTTTCCCATCAGTATTGAAATAACCTGATGCAACAAACTCTTCGTTAACCTGACACTCAATGAATTGACTTGTAAGTCCCCACCAACGATCTTGCGTCTGGCCAGCAACAGTAACTGCAAATGTATTCATACCTTTGTATTTTAAACTTGTATCAACAGCACCAGTAGCCCCATTACCGCTATTCCAAAACCAATATTTCTGTCCTAACGTAAAATTAGCATCACGCAACTCGTTGACAGTACCTAAACCACCTACATAAGCTTCAACATCTTTCTTTTTCATTGCTAGCTTCAATTCTTCAGATTGTTGCAGGATCGTTGTAGTAGCTTCAGTCAGTGTTTGCCCTTGCTGAGTTTGTATTTCCTGTATTTTTTTTACATCACTTGTTATCCCTTCGGCGTTCTTCGTAATCTCCGTTACTTTCTGGCTGAATACATTTTCTTTTACCCCATCTTCCGGAGACGGAGCGAATGCTTTCGGCATAGATCCTTTTAACACAGATACATTTTTAAAGTAGCACTCACTACCATCAGCAGAATGATCACCATAAATATACAAACTAAAACCTTTTTTCATATCTGATTTATCATGTAATTTCATTGTTGTATGAACTCGAATCCACTTTTTAACAGGTTCGATGGTCAATTCTGGCGTACCTCCACTATGAAAGCCCATTGTATTGTTACCCTCAATAAAGTGGTGTAATCCTACCGCTATTTTGTTGTTTGCTGTTTCTGTCCATACATCTAAGGCAATCGTGTACGTATCACCTGGCTGGAAATCATTTCGAAAACTAACTGGCATTTCTTGAGGTATTCCAAGCCACCTTTTAGCTAGACCGAATTGACCGTTTTTGTTTATTACGGCAATTACAGGATACCCAAACTTTTTGTCATCAACGTGCATATGATAACCCTTTGTAGGATCTGTTGTTCCAGCGTTATAACCTGTTGCCCAATTACCAGCGCGCAAATTACCGTTTAGGTTCTTATCCCATTGCAGGTCGTTATCGGCCCAATAGTGTGTGAAATCTCCGTTACGTACATAGTTACGATCACCGGCATCATTAATGATAGATTCCGTTTTTTCAATACGCTCTTTTACACCCTCGAAACTTTGCTCCAACTCATAAGTCGATTTTGTAAAACCTGTAGGAACAGAACCTTTTTCTAATTTAGGTTTCTTGAAACGAAATTTCTTACCCTTTGAATTTTCGTTTCTTTCAAATCTTAATCGCAATCCCCATCCAGTTGCCCTCGCATCAATTTTAAATGTAAATGATCTCCTAGACCAATTAGCAACAGGGAATCTATTGTACAAGTTTTCTGCCCAAACTCCATTAATGAATTGGAATACAATTAAATCAATAGGAACATCATTTTGCAAATCGATACTAAATGTCATATCTTTCTCTTTTTCGTAGTCACCCATCTTAGTATTATCTAGATGGAATTGATAGAAAGAGTCGGTATGATCTGTACATTCTACAATCATGTAATCCTCAGTGAACGATTGAGCAGCTTTGTTGACTAGTGCGCCTCCAGACATTCCAATTGTTTGTGGCTTTTGATTTCGACCAGTATTGATTAGCCAGTTTTCAACACCCACTGTACGCGATTCAACCTGCTCCAATTTTTTAGAGATTCTCCCAGCCTCTTCTTTGATCTCGGTTGTTATCTTGGTGAAAACATTACCATCTGCAATATCTTCAGGAGCAGGTCGCCATGAATAATCTTTGCTTCCTATAGTCAATTGTGGTGAACTCTGCTGATACCAACAACCAGCAGGAGGGTTTGCATCAGGTTCTATACGTAAATGACTCTCATTATCTGTTCCCGTTGATGCCATCATGCCCGCTGTCACTACAAACGAAACACTTACACGTTGCCATTGATTAGTAGATTTATTTGGGCGGATTCCAGTAGCCCCTGCTGCAAAATAGAAAGTGTGTTGTAAGTCTTGGCCATTCGGTAAACCTTTTACTCGAGTATAAATAGAATAGATTACTTTATCTCCTACTTTGACAACTCCCCGATTCACCAAATCTTTGAAATTATAAGCCAAAGCAGTCCATGATGATTGAGTTTCTACGACTGCATTACCTTGAAAAACATCCTTTGAAATTTTAACTTTATCTGCTGATTTAAGCCACCAACGATTGTCTGCTTGTGCCCAGGTCAAAGCACCATCAAAAGATTTGGAACCGATTAACAAGTTTCTTACATCGTCATTAATGTTGGCTACACTTTCTTTAACTTCTGAAATAACTTTCGTATTTCCGTCCACATCACTTACTAAGGTGTTGACCTTACTTGTAGTCTCAGTACTATTTTTCGTTAACGATTCAATAGAAGTTTTAAATCCCTCAGAATCCTGTTCAAACTTGGTTACTTTTTTATCAATTTCACCCTGATCTCTTTGTACATCAGAAATAGTTCTCGTAACTTTTTGAAGACTTTCTGTTACTGTATTAAATTGGCCAGTGGCTTCTTCCTGCGCTTCTTCCACTTTCTTATTTAATTCTTCTTTTGTGAGTTTAATATCCTTACTCACTTGCTCCAGTGTATCTTTTTTAATTGATTCCACATCCGGAATAAGAAGCTCCCAATCTTTACCGTTCCACACTTTTAAAATACCTGGTTTACCGTTACTAATATCTCGCCATAATGTTTTACCTACTATAAGATTATCAATTGGTGGATTTTTAGCTTCAATAATATTTACCGTATTATTTTTCAGGTTTTCCTGGACCTTTTCAGCAATTTTCTTAGCAGATTCAGATTCTTTTTGAGCATCATTTGCTTTTTCAGCAGTCTCTTTAACCAATTTATCTATCTGATCTAAAATTTCTTGTTTACTACCTAATGAAGCCAGGACTTTATTATAGAGCTTACGTAATTCTTCATTAGCATCCACAATTTCTCGATAATCTCCGAATGCATATTTATCTTGTGAAGGATCAGTAAATGACTCATCGCCAGCGATTGCTCTTGCTTCTAAATAAAGCTTTGGTGTAAACCCTGTATCTTTTATTCGGAGTGTATCCCCCTCATTAATCAGCTCATGAGCTAGTCCAAATACACGACCTATACTTTGTGCTTTAACTTCATATATATAGGATGTATTTATTCGTTTGGCTAGCTCTGTTTTCATAAGAGTTAAAAGACGTTGTGGTGTTATATCTTCTTCTGTTTCTGGTGTATAAAAGCCAAATTTATGTTGACCTCGCTCATTCCATCGCTGAAACGCATCACTGTCTACAAGATAAGGAACTCCATTATTAATACTAGAGATGGTTATAAAATCTCCACCTTCTTTTTTTACGAACCCTAATAGGGCTGTACAGATGTTTTGGGAATTCTCAATTCGTTTGATACCCATCAAATCTTTACCAAGAGTTACTTCTTTACCTGTATCACGCCCTCGCTTTTTCACCATATCTACATAACGGCCAACAATTTGAGACCCTACAACTTCCGCACGATATTGGATTTCTAACTCGAACAAGGAAGCAATATCTTTTAAAAACTTAAGTGGATCTATAAATTCATCAATGGTCATTGTGTGGAAGCCAGCGTATTCTGTTTTCCCTCTTTTCCACTTCGTACCCACAAGAGCCATATCTATAAATTCATTGACGGTTTTGCCTACAATCTTCTGAGGATTGATAATGCCCGATTTCGCTAGTTGAATCCATTCTCCAGATGCATAAGCGATTACTGATCTATCATCTGAATTTTTTTCAGTCTCAGTAATAACATACGGAACAATCCGTCCGTCTCTTACCTCTTTTAAAACTAAATTTTGCTGTATGAGTGTCGCTGCATCTTCTGTATTATCAAATACTTTAAACTCTAATGTATCAATGTTATTTTTTATTTCCCAATGACGTTTATCATCCCAATAATCTTTTGGTTGTATAGCTGAAACGATTTGACTAGTTTTAAAATCAATAATATGCAAGACTCCACTTGGTTTTCTCATCTAAATCGCTCCCTATATTTAACCTTTGCTGTCCCTATATCGGAAGGTATGATTTCAAGTTTATTAGTACCTTTATTGATAACAGGAAAATTACTAAAAATATCTTTTATGTTAATAGCGTTTTTCCCTTCAATACTGACATGACTGTTTTCTGTATCAATCACGACTTTGTCACCAACATCGACTATATAAGGCGGTGTATTTTGATTATTTAAATTCACTTTCCAAAATTTCAAATCGGAAACTGTCATCGCTTCTACTGGCGGAACATCTTGCCACTGCATAATACTAATCTGTATTTGAGCTGCTTTTTCCATATGTTTATTGTCTTTATCGGTCCATCTTGCAAAGCGTTCTGAATCATCTTTTTCTGTTCCAGGAAGAAATTTTGAAATATAAGCCTCCCAATCATTACCGGTTCTAGCGATCCACAACCTGCCATAATACTGATTCCATGTATTCGGATAATCACCACTCTCATAAATTAAACCTGTTTTTCCAGGCTTATTATCATATCCAATTACCATCGTCCCAAAATTTTGTTCAGCTTGCCAATAGAGGTCATTCATGGCAATTTTCGAAAGAACTTTGCTGTTTTCATCGAGTATCGCTATCTCAACTCGTCCCATTTCATTGATATTTTTACTCTTACATGTAACGTGGGCTTGCATAATAAAATCTTGTACTGGTCCACCAGGGATGCTCTTTTTAACTGCCGCGCCATGCCATCCATTACCCGAGCCATAGTCCGAACAATAGAATTGGTAACTATCCGTTTTCATTTCACCAACTGGATTACCATCTTCCATAGAACTAACCTTACTCCACCCTACAGTTGTGGACATTTCATCCCATATAAGACGTTGATTTCTTTCTACAGGCAATTGCTCCATTTTTAATGGCACTCCAATACGGAAATAATCCGGTTCCTTTGAATATTTATCTTCAAACCATACATCTAAAAAAGTGTTTGGTTTTGTAATGTCAATCTCAATAATAGGATTAGAATGAACAGTTCCTTTATTTTGAACGTTTGCCGTTAACCCAAGCGCACCTGTTTGAAAATCTACGGTTTTAGTAGGTCCTAACTTATATGGCATTGGACAAACAAAATTCAAAGTACCTTTACCTAAAGTAACAAAATCCTCAGGATCAAAATCTTCATCAATAACCGCCAGATATGTCCTATCAGGTGTTACATCAAAGACTAATTCAACAGGTTTTTCTGTAATTAACCAGGCTGCTATTTCTTCTTTTAATGTTTCTAGGTCTGATCCATCAGGAACAATAATTCCGACTGGAACAGGTAAAACTCGCATTTCAGTTTCTGTCGTTAATAACCTTGCGCCTGGATAACCTGGAACACTTAGAAATTTCCGTTTTAACGGCGCCCATGCTGGTCTTTTCCATCCTTTTTCGATTTGAACAAAATCTTTGCGTATGTTGTTAAATGTAAAAGAACTCATACTGTCACCCCATTTCTTTATAAATAAAAGAAACCCAAACCTAAAAGTCTGAGTTTCTTTTTGCTTCTCTTTCTTGATATTCGGTTGTATAGCGATAAGTACCGCGTGCCACGTCTCTTCCTTCTAAATTAACAGGTACTTCAATAACTAAATCTCCACCAAGCATTGGAATGACTCCACCGCCAGATGATCCTGAAGAATAATTAATCACTGGATTCGCAACACCAGCTGCCATAGCTTGTCTACTATTTGACATATTTCCATACACACCACTCATAACACTCTTTAACCCTGATAATTGACTCATTGAACTAGCCATCATCCGGCTCATATCACTCATTAGTTGATTCATAGTTCCAGTGATACCGAGAGATCTTTCTTTTGAAGATAACGGCGTAACTGTAATTGAATTCCCTCTCTTAGTAAAGAGCTCAGGACCAGCTTCACCAGTTATAAAAGAGCCATCACCAACAGGCTTACCGCCTTTAGCAAGCATTGGTACATGTGGAATAGTTGGAGCGCTAACTCCTGGTATATTGTTTAATAATTCTGCTGGTGTGTTAAAGCCATCTATAAATTTATTAATAATACGAATGATTCCATTGATAGCTGTACGAATACCACTTTTAATACCATCCCATACGCCTAATACTGCTGATTTCATGCCTTCAAACGCTCCACTAACAGCATTAGTTACCCAACGAACAGGAGTCATAATTGCTTCTTTTAATCCATTCCAGACAGAAGATGCGGTTGACTTGATACCTTCCCAAATGTTTGAAAGTGTAGATTTAATACCATTCCAAATACTACTGCTTGTGCTACTAATCATGTTCCAAACCGTTGAAATGGCTTCTTTGATGCTATTGAATACAGAACTTGCTGTGGAAACAATTGCGTTCCATAAGCTAGATAGATAGCTTTTAATCGTATTCCACACTGCACTTGTTGTGGAACTAATCGTATTCCATGTATTCACAATCCAATCTTTTATTGAGGTGAATATTGGCGTTACAAAAGCTACTAACCCGTTCCAGCATGATTGTAAGAAATTCTTAACAGCATTCCATACAGACATTGTTGCTGAACTGATTGTATCCCACACAGCAATGATCCAGGACTTGATTTTTTCAAAAATCGGCATAACAAACGCTACAAGTCCATTCCAACAGGAAACTAAGAAATTCTTAATTGTTTCCCATACAAAACTTGTAGTAGAACTAATGGTATTCCAACATTCAGAAATGAAATTCTTGATACTTTCAAATATTGGCGTAGCAAAGTATAAAATAGCCGTCCAAATTGCTTGTAAGTATTGAGTAATAAAACCCCATACAGTTTGAATCACTGTGGAAATGCCATTCCAAATCATAGAAAAGAAATCAGCAATCCCCTGTAAAATAGGAGTTAGAAAGGCAACTAATCCATTCCAAGTTTCTTGGAAGAACTCACTAATCGCCGTCCACACTTCAGAAGTGGTTTGACTGATACTATTCCAAACTTCTGATAGTGTTTCAACTACTCCATCCCATATTCCAGTCAAATACTCCACAACGGAATTCCAGGTTTCTGTAGTAGTTTCAACGATAGAACTCCATATTTCAGATAAGGACTCAACTATCCCATTCCATAACTCCATTAAATATTCTTTAATCGAATTCCAAACTTCCGATGTAGATTCACTAATACTATTCCAGGTTTCACTTGCCCATTGTACAATCCCATCCCATATTCCTACTAAGAATTCTCCAATTGCATTCCAAGCATCAATGGTCCATTGTTTGATATCATCCCAATTTTTATAAATTGCAACACCTAGAGCGACAACAGCTGCTACAATTATTGGAATAAGAGCAATCAATCCTGTCATCGCCCATCCTATACTTGTTATGACGACAACTATTGGTGCTAAAGCCATGAACGCCCCTGCAATTACACCAATAGCAACAGCAATCGCTGTTAATGTTGCTGCTAATTCCGGATTATTAGAAATCCATTCAGCGAATTTAGAGACAAGATCTGCTATAACTTCAAGAACAGGCTGAAGAGCAACTTGTAAATCTTGCATTGCTTGTTGAAATTTAACCGCTGGAGATGCATCTATTTTAGAAGTAGCGCCCTGTAAGTCCTCTACTCCTTTTTTTAAATCGACTTGTTTACCTTCCGCTTTCAAAATGGTGTCGATAATTTTCTTCCCTTGGTCTTCCCAAAGAGTACCGAACATCTTCGTGCCAAGTGCATTTCTGTCTGTAGCATTTTCAACACCAGCTAAAGCTTTGGTGGCTTCAAGCATCGCTTTTTGTCCACCTTCGCCACCTTGAGCGATAGCTTGACCCCATTTTTCAAACTGATCCGCCGAAATTTTTGTTTTATCTAAAACCGCTTGCATAGATTTATCTACACCTGCACCAAACTCAGCCATTTTGATACGTCCTTCTTTAACACCCGATATGTTCAACAGGACTCGCAACATCCTGCCAGTTCTCTTATGAACTTCTGTATATCACTATACAGACCAGACTATATCATCATCTTTTATATAAGATGCTCCCCATTTCGGATGTCATTAACTTACACCCTACGCTTTTCAGCTAGTCGTTGCACGTTCCTTTGTTAAAGGCTTCGCTCAGTATTGTCTCATTTGAGAGTTTCACTGAATTAAAGGAGTTTTCTATGAATGTCACCACTCATAGGGACAATTTTTCATCCAAAAGGTTATCGATATTCCAACTCTTAGTATCTACTCCTGCTGACATAATTCCTTGGACTTCTTTAGCCGAAAATCCAGCTTGAATCATTTGATCCCCATATTCAGCGATAATATCTAATTGTTCTGGTGGAAATCCTGTTTTTAATAATGTATTAACTAGCCCCAATGCTTCCTCGTTAGTAATACCTAACGTTGCACCAATCTCATTGGTTTCTTGTATAAGTTCATTAAAATCAATTCCGGCATAGGATGCTGCAATAGTCGCTGCTCCTTTAGCCACAGCGGCATTTGTTTCATCAGAAGCATCCTTATTTAATGCCCATTGTCTGCGAACACCTTCTAATGCTTCTTCAGCGTCAATACCATAAGTACTAACGCCCCTAATAGCTTCTTCCACTGATTTTTTCGAAGACTCTGGAACATCAAAAGTGATATCAATCTTAGTTTTCAATTTTGACATATCCATTGCTTTTTCAATTGCACTAGCAATACCGCCACCAGCTGTCAACCCACCAATGACGTTTTCGAGTCCTATTTGGAGCCCTTCAAACTTCTTCTCCGTTCTCTCAGCCTCTTGTTGCAAATCCCTTAACTCGTTTCGAACTTGTTGAATTGAATTTCCAGCATCCACAGATCGAAGAGCACGTTGTAATTTTTCTATGTCAGCTTCTGTTCCTAACGCTTCCCGTCCAATAATTCCAATTGCTTGTTCTAATTGTTTACTTGTTGCTGTACCGCTTCTAATTGCATTTACAAGACGATTACCTAATGCGCCTGCAAAATCATCAACGCTTTTTCCTGTAGCACTAAACAACGTTTCTAGTTGTCTTGTTGAACTCGCTACATTCTCTTGTTCAGCTTTCATGTTACCGAGCTTATTTTTCAGGCCATCAAGTGACCCTTGTGTAAATTCAATTTCACGCCTAAACGCGCGGTACTGTTCTTCAGAAATCTTTCCATTTTGAAATTGTGCTTGAACTTGTTGTTCTGCTGCTTTCAATTTATCTAGCTTTTCTGTTGTATTTTCAATTTGTTGAGTCAATAACTTTTGTTTCTGAGCTAAAGCTTCAACATTGCCAGGATCGAATTTTAAAAGACGTTCTACATCTTTTAGTTCTTTAGCCAAGTTGTCACTCTGCTTATTTACATCTTTTAAAGCGTTTTGAAGACCTGTGGTTTCGCCGCCAATTTCAATCGTAATCCCTTTAATTCTTCCGGCCATAATCTAACCCCTTTCTTAGAATGAATCAAAGTCTTTTTGGTTTGCTTTTCTTACTTTTTCTTTGTCTGGATTCTCCATTTCAGCGAATTCAGCAATGTAATCAAAGCAATCACCAATTGTCATGACGTCCAGATCCCAATGCGTTAATTTCGCTTTATAACAAAGAGCAAGGAACGTATCAGTGGTTAATTCTTCATCACTGAATGTTCCCTGCTCTCCATTATTTTTCTTTATTTTTTTTTTGCGCCCATCGTACTTTGAATCATATCCATAATTTCCGGAATAATCTCTGAGATAGGGAATTCATCAAAACCGTCTAACCATGTAATTGGCTCAGCAATTTCTGGATTTGCTGTTTTTGCGTATAACCAAACTAAATCATAAACAACTTCAAAATCCAGTTTACTTGAATCAATATTTGCTAAATCAATAGTGGCTAGCGAACCCTCTTGAGGATTTGAAGGAGACAAAATCCCTAACTTAAACATATCAGCAAATAAATCACGTCTGAATTGCGCTTTATATCGTTTAACAGTAGCTGCTGTACTTTTTAATCGGACTTGTTTTCCGTCTATTGTAATTGTCTTTTCCACTCACTTACGCTCCCTTTTGTATCTCTACTGATTTTTTTGTATATACTTCTTTGAACCAATTATCATAAACTGCTTGTGTTGTTTTAGATGTAGTTTTTGTCTTAACCATACGTCTACCATTAATATCAATTGGACTAGAAACAAATTTAAGTTCATTCGTATTTGGTTCAGCTGAATTTGTTTTCGTCTTAGATGCAACTGTAGGACGACTTGCTGAATTGTTAAATAGAACATGACGAGTCGCTTTTTCATCTCCATCAAATTCAAATAACAATGCAAATTGTTTTCCTTTGGCATCAGCTAGTTCATTTAGTACACCATCTGCTTCGTCTAACTCTTCACCTAAAACATCTACAGCAAATTTTTCTGGAATTGTAGCGATATTTAATGCACCATCATAGCCTTGGTTATTACTTGCTGAGTAGTAAAGCATGTCATCAGCATAGAACTCAATTAAATCCCCTCGTGGATCTAATGTTAGTTCAACAGCTCCTGGAATCGGAATTGGAGTTTTAAATTTTACTACCCCATCTAAAATTTCATACAGTGCATAATAAACATTTTTTAAACCGAAGGTAACTTTGTTTTCATTCATTTATATCAACCTCGTTTCATAAAATTTTTGATACATTTTTTCAGATTCAATAATCCCTTCAAATGGCGAATCGTAGGGTATTTCATTATCATCAAGGATCTTCTCAAGTTTGGCTTCTGCAACTACATCTTTTCTAGTTGTATAAAGCTCTATGTTTAAGTCATTTATCTTGTGATAGACCTTGTTGTCGGCCATTAAATTTGCTGATCCGTCCACAAGGAAACAAATATAAGGTGGCGCTGGAACTGGATTAGTCGGTGTCGCTGTGAAATGCGAATAAGCCACAGGATATCCTGTAGCATCTAGAATCTTCTTTAATTCACCTAATGTCATTGTTGAACCGCCCTTTCCACACGCTCCACGAAATCATTAATCGCATGCTCTTCAGCTGGAGCAATGTGAACTTTTGGTAGAACACGCCCTCCGTTTGCTTTCACATGGCCAAATTCTAATAAATGTGCAACCTGATGCTTCGTTGCATTGTGAACAATAATTGCATCTCCCATTTTCTTTTTACGCCATCCTTTAGCATATTTGCCCGTATCTTTAGGGCTTTTTTGCTTTAATTCTTCTACAAGGGCATCCGCTACTTCTTCCTTTGCAACCTCAATTTCCTCTTCAACAACATTCGCATATCGCTGCAACTCTCTTGTAATATCAGCTGATAGACTATCGATACTTCCCATTAAACTTCACCTCACACACGCTCTTGAGCAATAATAGTGAGCGTTTCATTACTTTCGCCATCATTAATTGGAGGATGTGTTATGTCAAAAATACGTCCTTTAAACTTAATTTTCATAGTTGTTTCAATGTCAGGCCTATAACGAATAATAAAACGGTACGTTCTTTCCGCTTGAGATGCTGCTGCCGCAAAATATTCTTTACCTAGCATTGTTTTAATATCTGCCCAACAAATAGCATGATCAACATCTTTCTCATCGATAACCTGCCCTAAGTCATCTTTACTCGTCTCAGTTTTAACAAAAGTTATTCGATGTTTTCTGTTATTACTCAATCTCTTCGGCATCACTAAATACCTCCTGGACAAAGAATGGCGTTAAAGCATCAAGTGCCTGTTCTAATTCTTTTTCAGAGACTCTGTAATCATAGATAAGACCAGCGACCATAATAATTAAATACTCGGTCTGCTTGCCTGTCGCATTCTTTACATAAGTCTTTGCTTGATCAATATAAAATGAGAGCATAGAATCATCCATACCCTCATCCCATCTTATATGTTCTTTAAATTTGCTAATTAAATCATCCATATTAAGCACCTGGTGTATTTTGCTGTTTCAAGACGTACTTATAAACTGGAACTTCAAATGGAGAATGAATTAATTGAGCATCTAGTAAGTTCCAGATACGGAAACCTACACGGTTTGTACGTGAGAATAACTCAACTAACTTTTGTACCTCTAATGATCCAATGACATCTTGAATATAGAACTTAGAGAAGTCACCAAAGTAAAAGACTGGCGTATCTGGTTCACCTGGAACGTCAATTGCATCTTCTACCTCAACAGGGAAACCTAATAATGTATAGCCAATCCCACCTTCTGCTTGATTAAACGGACGGAGTAATGGGAAACCATCATCTGTTTTCATTGTTTCAATTTTTGTCAGTGCCGCTGTATTTAGCACCCATCGTGCTTTTTTACGTACCTCTTTAACAGGTGTATTTTTCATTTTCACTAATGCATTGTATAGATCTTTTTCTTCCGTTTTAAATTCAACAGCTTTCTTTGCCAATGCACCATCATTAATGTTATTAGCTTCATCACCATTAACCATATATTGAGTTTCTTTACGAACATAAGCTTTTTTCAGCTCGTCCATAACGATTTGTTCGATTGGTAAACCTGTACGTGCCAATAATTTTTTCGTTACAGTAGCAAGCGCATCAAACTCACTTGGTGATAGTTCAATTTCATCAAACTCGATATCTGTTTCAGGAATTTCATTGTTTGTTCGCTCATTTTTATGACCTTGTGCTTCTGCCTTTTTAACTAAAACAGGATACTTAATATTTTCTTTTGTTTTTACTCCCGTTCCTAATCGACGTAAAAAGTTTTCTTCTTGAGCATACGTAATAATTTCTTTACTTAAGAAATCTGGAATCGTAACAGAACCATTACCAGTAACTAAACCTAATGCACGAGCTTCTGTTTCATCAATGTTACCTACAATGTAGTTTGCAAAAGCTGAACGAGTCTCCTTTTCTTTGTTTTTAGTAGATTTATGGCCTTTAGTAGAAAGAGCTGCTGCGATAGATGCTGAAATAGCTGAACGCTGTTCTTCTGACAGATTAGTTTTTACATCCGGGTTTTCTTTTGCTGCTGGATCTTCTTTTTTATCAGGATCATCGTCTTTCTTTTTGTCTGGATCTTCTTCTTTTTCTTTCTCTTCTAACTTTGCTAACTCATCAGTGATCGTTTGCACTTCCTTTGTTAATGCTTCTACTTCAGCCTTAACTGCTGCTAATTCTTCCGAACGAACTTCATTTTTTTCTACTTTGCCTTGTAATTCAGCTAGTCGAGATTTCGTTCTTGTTAAAGATGCGTTTAAGATTTCTTTTAAATTCATGTTAAATTTCCTCCAAGACTTTTTTTATTTGTTTGATAAGATTGTTTCTTTCTTCTGTATCATCTTCCACAACTGTTTTTACGGCTGCTTCTTCACTTCTCATTTCAATCATCGCTGTATTTTCGCCCCTGGTTTCAATGGAAGTCGCAACATAGGCTGGTGTCATATCCAAAATAGAAACTTCTAAAAGCTCTAGTTCTTCAATAGATCGTTTTTGAACACCAGCTTCGCCTTCTTCCCAGGAATCTTTTTCAGAAACAAAACCAAATGACCAACCACGCAATTCTTTATTCTTGGCCTTTTGAATCACTTGTTCATCTGCAACTGTAGCAATGGCTCTTAAACCAATATTGTCTTCATACAATTCCAGATTTCCATTTTCAATAGAACCAAGCTTTCTATTTTTGTTGTGATTAAAAAGCAAGTCCACATTCTTTGCTTTACTCAATGCTTTCTCAAACGCTTTTGGAACAATTCTTTCCTTGAAATATCCCCTGGGCGAAGGCAACATGCGACTTTCTCTGTCCACAACATTTACATAGCCATCAAGTATGACTTGATCCCCTCGGATCTCAACTTTCATTCTCTTCACCTCCTCCCAATGAACCATCGGCCGCTTCTTTCTTGCCGATTTCAGTTAAATCATTAGAAATATATATAGCTTGTGATTCCTTTGTATTTTGTTTAGGGAATCCAAGCATATCAGCGACATTATCAGGTGATGTAATAGCTGTACGCACAAGGTTATAACCGATATTGGTCTTGTTGCTATAAGTGACAAAATCAAGAATATTAATCTTAAATTTGATACGCTTCCCTGAATTTTGGCCATAAAAAAGAAGACTCAAATGGTCTTCAAAATTTTTCATTATTGGTCTAACTGCTTTGTTATGGATATACATCATAGCTTTCTCAATATCTTCTTTAATCAGCTCTGTGTATGTATCCACGTTTATGCCTAAAAACTTACCTAAATCCTTTTTGTATACATTTAGGTATGCTAAGGTCTTCTCATCGTCTAACGGGCTTTTAAGCGTTTCTATTTCATAACCTTTTCCTAGAGGAATCATTTTAACTGACCTTGCATCATCAATTGATTCCAACTGATCTAAAATCTTTTTAATTAATTTTGACTGTGTACCATTCTGTGGATTGATATGTGCATCTAATTTTAATAGAAATGCTAGTAATCCACCTTTTTTGTACTTATCGGTCAAAGTTTTCTCAGCTGACATAACGCCCTCGAGTGTATCTCTTCCCAAATCAAGAATACCTTTACCTCTTAAATGATCTGCACCAATATTTTTCACATGACGAATCATAAATGGAGGAACCTCTTGACCACCAATATTAAAATACTCTACTAAATTATCATCTAACTCTGTGAAAACATTGGAAGCTAAATGTATTTGAGCACCATTTAATATAGGGAACGTTTCTCCCTCGAGTAAATAGGTATTTGTCATTAATTTAATGAACTCAGATTGTGTTAGATAATTGTTAGGATTCCTTAAGATTTTAAGCGCAATATCATCTTTGATTTCATTACCGAATTCATCTTCCACAACAATATCAGCCAATACCATTTGATTACTGATGTCTTGTAACAGTTCATATACATCACTAGATTGTAAGATGTTTGAATCCGTAACATACACACCGCCGTAACGAATACTTTTTCCTAAAACGTCATCCAGATAACCACGCTTTTCAGCTTGTTTAAATAAAAAACTTGAAAACCTGTCCCTTAAACCCAATTTCTCACCGCCTTTCAATTAACGAACGTTAAAAGGATCCTAAAGAAGTTTTTGTTCGTATTTTAATTATGTTTTTTCTTTGGCCAAAATTTTATAGTTCGTGTTTATCTATAAATATCATCTAAATATTCATCATACTCTCCATCCGGAATAGCATCTTCCATCATATTCAACGTTTCTTTATGGCCAATTAACATGGCCACAAATCCATCGATATGCTCCGGTGATTTACGTTTAGATGGTGTTTTTAAATTATTAATGTTTGTAATTATTTTCGCGTTACTTGCACAGAAAATAAGTAAAGGATTGTCCGTTTTAATTCGGTCCTGGAGTAATAAAATTTCAAAGTCATCAAACGGTTCATTCATGTGAGTTGGGTACTGTGGAACTTCCACACATTGAATTCCGAGCATCTCCCACTTCTCAACGAGTTTTTCAGCAAGTGCTGGATCATAGTTTATTTGACGTAAATCAAAGTTCTCGAATACCCATTCCACATACTGATTTACCATTTCTTCATCAACTGTTTTTCCAGGACAAATTGTCACAAATTCTTTTTCAGCTAATGCTCTATACGGAACGTTTCTTTGCTGCTCTTTGTCTTCGATTCCAAACTCCGGAATAAAATACATTTGTTTAACGATTAATATCGCATTCCCTTCATCATCGTATGTTGGAATATTTATTGATACACAAGTTAAATCCGTGCGTCTTGATAAGTCCACACCGACAACACAAGTCAATCCTTCAATATCATCTAAATAGTCCACAAGCATTTTATCCAGTTGGTCCTTATCAAAATATGTTTCTGCATAGTTAACGAAAACATCTAAATGCTTTGATAAGAACTCAGCCTTATTAAAACTATTGTTTTGAGCTTCTTTAAAAGCATTTTCAAGAAACTCCATGTTAACTGATACATCCATATTTGGATTAACCATTCGCCAAACTTCACGGTCTGTCCAATCAAATTTTTTGTTCGGCTCATAGATCATCATGAACCAGGAATCATCTTTATCGTCCTTCAAAACTTCTTTTGCGTAGGTATAAATTTGAGTTCCAAGCGAGCCGGTATTCTTCCCTGCTGTGGAAGTGATGATGTTGAGTGGTTCTTCTTGAGCGATTTGAGCTGAACGTAAGTTATCGTATTGTTCTCGGTCCATTTGAGCATGGACTTCATCAAAATAATTGATATACGGATTTTTACCTTCGTTACCAGCGTTATCTTTTGTAAGAACCTTGATTACATTTGCATATTTAATGTCATCTTCCACAAATGTATATTTAATTGACTTAATTGTATCTTCTTTACCTTTATAGATACGCGTATCTGGACGTAAATCAGGACTATTTTCGATAGTTAACGCAATCGGTCCGGCTGCATTTTGACATTGTTCAAAAGTATTAGCGGAAATATAACAATCAGCGCCTTTTACACCTTCTCCGTACATCGCATAAATGACTGGTGAACCGCCCATAATTGTTTTTCCGTTCTTCTTCGGAACCTGCAAATAAGCCGTACGAATCACTCGCACCGCTTTACCATCTTCATTATATTTTTGCCAACCATAAATGTTAGCAAAGTAGAACTTCTGCCAGGACTCTAAAATTAACGGCTGCCCTGCCCATTTTCCTTTTGCATGTTTTAAGAATGTTTCAGTGAAATAAATCATTGCATTCGCTTTTTCAACATCGAACCAAATATCTTTTCGTTTCTTCCATTTCTTATATCGTTTGGTTGCTAACTTAATAGAATCAGGATATAAGTGTGGGGCTGCATCTACTTCAGAAACGAATATATCAGCGTAATTTGTTTCAAAATCAATCATCTATTTAACCTCTGCCTAAATTGTAATAATTTATTGCTATCACTAGGCTCGGTGGGCTCTTTTTCTGTTTTTCCTTTTTCGAGAAGAACCCCACTTTTTTTGATTAAATCTTTGTTCTTTCCGTCCAGTCCTAATTGCCCCAAATATTTCGCTTTTTGCTTAGACCAGACTTCAACTTGTTGAGCCAATGGATGCTTTGATTCTTTCACATCACCATTTACATTCTTTGTTTTTTGGACTGTTGGAAAGTTGGAATTCTTCCACAATCCATATTTGACGCTATATATCTCAACTGCATCAAGATAAACCTCAATCAATGGATCAAGCGCTGGCGAATAAGTTCCGGCTTCAACCAAAACATCCATAATACGCTGCGCTTCTAATTCTTTTTTCTTTTCAGCTTCAATTACGACCTTCGATTTTCTGGCCATTCCTTAAATCACCACCTAAAAAAACGAATTTTTTTCAAAAAACCATTTTGAGGTGCGCGTTTGCACCCCCACTCCCTATCCCCCCATAAGGCCAGCTTTTCTTTTTTCGATAGGGGGGCTTATAGTTTCCAGTCGAACTTTTTCTTTTCCTGGTATTTTGCATTTGTTTCTCTTTCCACAATCGGATGACACTTAGAACAAAGTGTATCGATATTATCTGGATTTAATCTTAATGAAGGATTGATTTTAATTGGAATAATATGATGATGATGTGCTTGCTTACCAAACACAAACCTTCCACATCGTTGACACAATCCTTTATCTCTTTGATAACAGAATGACTTTAAATCTTGCCAGGCTTTTGTACGATAGAATGATCTGTTCTTTGAATACACAACTGTCTTCTTCTGTTTACGTTTATGATTGAGACAATATCGTCCTTTATTGATTAATGTCTTGCAGCCTTGTTCAGCACAGTACTTCATGATAGTAACTTAATGATATCTTCTTTCTTTTTAACATCAGCTGGAATCTCAACATTAATCGATGCAGCATAATCACGTAACTCTTTCACCGTCATATCATCTAATTCAGTTACTTTAACATCAATTACTTTATCATCAGCAAATTTAGCAATCATACTCTTAGGCTTCACAGTTACCTCAAATTCTGGTTCTTCACCAGTTGGAACAAATAGACTTCGCTTTTCTTCATTATCCCAATACTCTGTACCTGATATTGTTTTTCTTATTTCAGTAATCATTTTCCACTACACCACCTATGTAAATTTTATATAATAAAAAGCACCCAATTATGGATGCTTAATATAATTATATTCACTTATTATAAAATACAAAAAAACCTACAGTAATTGCTAACTTTTCATTTACACGTGTAGCGATACGTGTTATAATTAATTATAGATAAGGAGGTGATAATTTGAAAAGCGAAAGTTCAAAAGCAATAATCAAACGCCTAATGAAATCTGGATATGAATTACATAGCGTTCGTGGTAGCCACCACTACTACAAACATCCAGTTACAGGGATTAAGATTCCTGTCCCACATCCCCGTAAAGACTTAGGCGTTGGATTAACGCAAGCTATCTTGAAACAAGCAGGGCTGAAATAGCCCTCTCGTTTCAAATTTGAACTTAAACATATTATACACCAAACCAATTAAAAGAAAACTTATAAAGGAGAATAACTATGACTAAAGACTATTATGCATTCCCCGCTAGATTTCACTTTAATATTGATGATAGTGTACTTGTAACTTTTCCTGATTTACCTGGTTGCATGACAAGCGGTAAGAATCAAGAAGATGCTTTAAAAATGGCTAGAGATGTATTAGGTGGTTTCTTATCAATAATGGAGGAAGATAACGATCCAATCCCTTCACCTTCTCAAATAACAGATATCATAAATAATAATAGTAATGAGCATATTTTATTAATTGATGTTAGAATGCCTCCATATAGAAACAAAGATAATGTAAAACTAAAAAAGAAAACATTAACTATTCCACAATGGCTAGATGAAGAAGCTGTACAAAAGAATATAAATCAATCTAAATTATTAACAGAAGCTTTAAAACAAACGCTAGGATATAATAACAAAACTAATACACCATAAAGGACGCCATATGAGCGTCCTCTTTTTTACATAATAAAAAGCACTCCCTAAGGAATGCTTTAATATATATTATTATTGATATTTCGCTTTGTTAATTTGTAATTCAGACACTATTTCTTCATAACTTTTACCTAACAGTAGTAAAACAGAAATTGTCTTTTCAACTTTTACTACTTTTCTTAAATCTTCAGTGGTAAATGAGTCTCTTAAAGCCTCTCTCTTTTCAAGTTCGTACATTACCTTTAATTCATTTGCAGTCATATCAAACAACGTATCGTACACTAAGTTCGTAAACGCAGCATACTGAACTCCATTTTTTAGTGCGCCGTTATAAAATTCTTGAATTGCGTCAGTAAGTTGTCTTCTGTCACGTTTACTGATTTCACGTTCAATAGCCCAACGTTTTTGTTCGTCGTCCGATACTTCCTCGATATTAAGCAAATAGTTACGTACTGCTTGTGCTACTTCTGAATCTGTCAGAAGCATACCAATCCGTAACAGTCCTCTTCTGTTAATTAAAGTTAATGAAGGAGCTGATTCGAGGTTAGGTACATCCTGTACCTGAGCTTTAAAATCCTTTAACAGCTTACCTTTTAGCAATCTCATTTCACCGTATTCATTAAATTCTTCACGGTGACGTCTTATTACACCTTTAATTGTTTCGAAAGGAACTTCATAATAATCAGCAGCCATTTGGATAGTTACTTCGAAGTTGTCCGTTAAAAATGCTACTCCCTTAACCTTTTCTAAAACCTCTTCACGATAAACGTGTTGGTCTCGCATTGTACGACTTTCAATAAGTACAAGCATATTATCTTGAGTAAATTCAGCTTCTAATTGTTTATTTTTAGCCATTTGTACTCGCTCCCTTCTATCTAAATTATCTAATATAAGGAAGTTCTTTCATAGCTCAATAATTCGACATATTTCTACATAATAAAAGAGCAACCGTGCACCAGTTGCCCTTTCGTCAAAATCTTATGTTATTACTATAATTCATTTTTTCAAGGGTTTGTATAATGATTACTTACCTTAAGTAAATGTTAAGTTCTATTTGAGTACTCAACCTTTTCTCTCATGGCAGCATGTTTGTTGTAAATGTACTGTAAACTGTAGTTAAGTTCTTCAGCAATCTTTTCTAATGTCATGCCTTCCACATATTTAAGATATGCAATTTTATGTTCCAACCCTTTGAAGGTATTAATTAATTTTTTCAGTTTATACATGTCATTCATCTTATGTGCTAATTCATATTCAATTGCTTCAATACGTTCTTCTACCTTTGCACCTTCCGATTCAGCAGTTAAACGTACTTCTCGCAAATCACCACTGACCCAGCGTTTTAATTCAGCTTTTGTTTTATCTAAGTTGTAATCTAGATACGCAATATCCTGTTCTAATTCTTGATATACCTTCAGCCAGTTAAACAAATGATGATTCACCTACTTTCTTTGGATCTTCCACAATTATTTTTACTAGCCATGCAATTTCAAATAATTTTGAGCAAATCGTAATTGTTGGCCAATATATTCGTCATTTTCATCTCCACCACTTACAATCCAATCTCGCATTCGATTATTGATGTCTTGCAGCACTGGTAAAGGTAATTTAGATGATATTTCGTTAATTTGTTGTAAATAAGTCACTTAATCGCCTCCATTTCTACTACGAAACTTCAAATTACTATGATTCTGACGGTCATTTTTATGTTGAAACATGTCGACAAGATTAATATCCTGAGCCGAAGCCCAGGACTTATATTTACTCTTCGTAAAATTCATCAATAGACATTTGAGAAGGCTCAAGAGTAATAGAAACATTTTCACCAGCAAATGGATAAAGCTTATTAATCTTATCTTTCGTATCACCTTTTACATTGAATTTAAGAACTGTTTTCTTGCTATCACGTTGAATAGAAACAAATTCAGCACCGATTGGTTCAACTTCACTTTTCTCCACAGTTAGATGAACAATAGTACCTGGCATTTTTAATAATTCGTCAGCATGTGGTAATTCATCACTTAATACATGGAACATTAAAACTTCCTTTTTATCATCCTTTTGCATTTTCTTGAATAAAACGTTCAATTGAATTTTAGTCATGATTTATTTCTCCTTTAATTGTTTTGGTTTTCATCATATGACACCTTTCTTTAGATACTCACGAGCCATGTATAAGAAATGATGATATATGTAATTACCGGTTGTAGCAGGCTCAATAAATACTGTTGAAAAGTCATATCGCACTTCAAATGTTTTTAAACTACCAAGTAACGCTTCAGGTTTGTATTGACTTATATACTCACCTTTTAATATTTTTTGATAACCTTTTAGATCCTCCACAAGTAGCACAAATGGATGTTTAGCGGCGCGAATCAATTCATTTTCAAACCTTGTACGATCTTTAATCGATTGAACTAATTCATCTACACCATTTTTACGTTCTACCCCAGCACTTAAATAAATATCTCGTGTAATACCCATTTCAGGATTCTTAGGAATTACCGCTGAATAATCAGCCGTATCAATTTTTCTAAGTCTGAATTTAACATCCTTTTTACGGAAATAATCAAGTACATGTTGGTTTTTCTGTTCTCTTGTATCCACCATGATTTCTAATGTATCCAGTATTTCTTTCAATTCTTTTTCTGAATATCGATAATGAATTGCTGGCATTTATTTCACCTTCCTAAAATGCAACATTGCACGATTGAATATTTCTTGTGAAAGCTCGTCCGTTAATTTATTTTCATAGTTGGCCACAGATTCTTTTACATATAACCAACCATTAAGTGAGAAGTTTAATGTTAATTCCATAACTAACCTTGCAGCGGCTTCATCATGATTGAACCAATCATTTATTTTTGGATTCATGTCTTGCTCAACACCGATAAAAAAATTAATAATTTTATCTATGGTTTGTTTTACTGCATGATCTTGATCGGAATAATTACCTTGCAAATATTTAATAATCCGTAGCTTGTATTCTTTAATAACTGATTCAATTTCAGGAGCAACCTTTTCATGGTTCTCAATGTACAAATCATTTCCATCAAGAACGAGCTTCGCTCCCATCGATTGAACATCAGCACATATCTGTTTCGGATGCATATTACACCTCTTTTACTTAAAGGGTTATCGAGGGTTACTAAGTTCTTTATTCAGTAACCCACTACAAAACCAGTTGTATCAAGGGTTCAAGGCTTTTTTTAGTCATCAAGGTTACTAAGATTACTTGGTTATCTATTAAAGCCCTATATATATATTATTTTTTTATTTATTTATTTTCTTATAGGCTGTTATAGAAAATTCAGTAACCCTCAGTAACCCATAGTCTATAAACCTTGATATAACAACGTTTATATGGGTTATTAAAAAAATAGTTTAGTAACCCTTAGTAACCCAAAATCAAACTTTTTTCCTATTTATAGGAGTTATGTTGTTCTTCTCTTCTTTTTCCTCACCAGAAAACAGACTAGCTCCTGCAAATTCGTTTAATGTCATTCCATGAATAAAGGTTTTATTTTTTGATCCTTTTTCTTTTTTAAACCCACGAATTTCTAACTGACGATAAAAAGCACGATTCTTTAAATCCATCTCGTTATTTTGATAGCACCATTTTGTATAATTTTCATAAAGCAACTTTGCTTCAACTCTTGCTGTCGAATACACCGTACAATTTTCATCGATAAATGGTCCAAGTATATCCATATCTTCACGATATTCTGCTGTCGCTGCCTTCACGGCTTCAGGAGCACGCAACCCTTCGGACTGCCACTTCATGCAGCCTTCCACTGCCCAACGCAAAACACCTGGCATTTCTTTTGCTAATTTATCTGGTAGATCATAATCAATCTTGTCTTTAGGTATAGTTACAGTGAAAGGAATAAGCATAATCCTTCTCCAAATACCTTCGTCCGAACCTTTAACAATTGGCTTATGGTTAGTAGTGAAGAAAACCTTAAACTCTGGTGTAAACTCAAAATATTCCTGGCGTAAGAAACGTGCAGACATTTTCTCCCCACCGGTGATTTGTTTAACCAGCGCTTCTGATAACTGTTGCCCTTCTTCACTCTCAACAGCCGATACAAAACGAGCTCCATCTAATCTGGCTACATCGTTATTGATTCCTGAATCATTTCTCTTTTTTAAGAAGGTGTCACTGTTTGTTTGTCTCCCATAATCACCGAGTAGATCCTGGATGATATTAATAAAAGTAGACTTACCATTTCGTCCATTACCGAATAAGAAAAACATTACTTGCTCTTTGGTTACACCGGTTAATGAATAGCCTATTGCTTTTTGTAAATAATTAATAAGCTCATGATCCGCTTCACCGGTATGTGTTTTAAAAATACTCTCTAAGAAAGCTTTCCAATTTGGGCACTCAGCATTTCTGTCATACTTGATTGGAGAAATCTTCGTTAATAACAAGTCACGGTCATGCGGTAATAATTCACCGGTCTTTAAATCAATGACTCCGTTATCACAGTTAAATAAAAAGTTATGAGCATCTAATTCTTTCTTTTTCACCGATACCATCGGTCGTACATCCAAGATGCTATTTATCCGAATAGACCTTCTTTCACATTTCTTTGCCCAATCATGCAGCAACTTTGATTGATATTTATCTTCTGTAGCCTTTGCTTCTCCGTATATGGCTCTTAATGTTTTGGCAGTGATAGCTTCAATCTGCCTTTTACTATCTTCATGCCAATGCTTACCATTCCATATGAGCCATTCCAACTCATTACAATAACGAACATTCTCGCCATGATAATATGCAATTCGTTCCGCATTTCCTAACTCTGTTAAATGAAACTTTGGAGCTTCATCAATAATTTCCTCAGTATCTTCAATTGCGTTATCGGATATATAAACTTCATACTTTTTCTCTTCAGGCGGTTCATAATCAGCTATTGTGGAAGGAGTTGAAAGAATTGCTGTATCAATTGTCATTTGGCCATATGTACGGCCATCACTTGAATGTGGTTTATCCCACTTCTCCCGAAGTAAGGAAGACTCTCTAAACATTGAATCCATCTTTGCAGCATCTTTATCCGTCCAAAATGCTAAATGATTACATAAGGCCATATCAGTTGAGGAATGATCACCGTTAATCAACATGCCCTGGAATAAATCTTTAATGGATGCACCACTTTTACTATCAAACATTCGCTCCCATAATTCCGCGTTCGATAGACTAGTGATATCTTCTCGTTCAAAAGAAGTATTACTTTGTTTCTTTTCAGGCTTTGGCTTTTCTTTCAAATACTTCTCAAATAAAACTTTTAATTCATCCGTTCTATCCTCCACAGGGACTTGATCCAGGCAATCACCGGTGAAAGTAAAATACCTTCCATGCCTGTATACTTCTAATCCGATATCAACATTTTTCCGTCCTGTACCTGGTCCTTTTAATGGCAGCTTACCTTTCGCAATAATGTGGATGCCATCACCACTTGGTGAATATTCCGTGTAACTATTTACAGTTTCAATAACATCCTCAGCTAAACTTGTAAGAGCACCTTCTTGGATACAATGGTCAATATCTATTCCAATGAATGGATCATCCTTTGAAAACATGAATCCAATCCCGTCATAATCTCCTTGTTCATAGAATTTTATGATTGTCGGAAACGTTGACCAGCTTCGTTTATTATTTGATTGAGCCATTTCCCCATTGATTTGATAAGGAACTTTTGTTTTCTTACCGTTTCTTACTTCTGACCGCCATAAGATCCAATGAGGAGTGTTTTTAAGCTCTGCCGGTATTTGATTAAATTTATATCTCATTTGATTTTCTCCCTTTGGAAAAGGGAGCCGTTAGTAGCTCCCTCCTATTTGAATCTTGTTAATTAATTTTTAGAATGGTACATCATCATCTGAAATTTCAACGTTAGTACTTGGAGCTGCTACTTCAGAAACCTTAAATCCTTTTACCTCCGGATATTTTTTACCGTTATATTCACGCTCACCTACTACTAATCGTAATGGTTTATTCAGGAATGTATCAGCCCATTCCTTATAGCTACTAAATTGCATTCCATCCGGGAATTGTGCTGCCTTTGATGCTGCTTGGAATCTCCACATTGCTTTTTCTGTAACCGTAAAATTATCAAACAGAATCTTTTGACCTTGGAATGATTGGTCCACATCGCTGCGAATCTCGTAATCAACGATTACTCGGTTATTACCTGACTCTGCTTGCTTTAATTCATAATTAACAACCGTTACTTCATATTCACCTGGCTTAATTACCTCAAATTCTGTTGCTTGACTGTGATCTACTTTAAACATTATTTTTCCTCCTTGTTGTTAAAAACTTTTAATCTATCTAAAGCGGCATTTAAATATTTAAGATTGAACTCTTGGAGCTTTTGTTTTGTTTTAAACTCAATTTCATCTAGCATCTTCGCTGCTTCATCACTGGATTCAACAATTTCTATAATTTTTGTAATAAGAGCATTTCTTTCATTCTCTTGCTCCGCTCTTACATCCACACCAAGTTCTAACCATTTATAAATGATTGCACCATGCTCCGGCTTAATTAATTCACCATTTTCATTTATTAAATTAGAATTATCTTTAGTTGGTGTAGCTGTATGGTTTTGCTCCATACGTAGAACAATCATGAATTCGTACTCCAAATCATCTTTCTGAATTGGTTTTAATCCTAACTTACGAATTTGAAGCTTATCATTATCATCACGCTCAGCTTGATATTCTTGCTTCGTACGTAACGTAGCGATAATATGAACATCATTTTCTGTAAGTGATTTAATGAACTCTTTAATAACCGGCTTCATTGTTTTCCAATCTTGAAAACGGCCACCTAAATCTTGCTGCTGGTCCAAGATACCTCCGATACCTTCCCAAGCATGTGAAAGACTATCTGCAATGACTACTTCACAACCATTTTTCTTTAATAATTCAATTGCTTGTTGGTATCGCACTGTGGAATATGGAGCATCAAGTTCTACATATTTAAAGCTACCAATCTTGTAACCTTTAATTGTATTGTTTGCATAAAGAAGCGAACGTTTATGTTCTGTATCGATAACACCAATCTTCTTCCACAATTCTTCTTCTAGTAAATCAGGATAAGCTTCTTTCATCATTCCATATGCCAGGATTAAAGAAGTTAATGTTTTACCTCCGCCACTTGCACCGAATAATGCTATACAAGCTTTCAGCTTTTCACGTTGTGCGTCTGTTACTTGCAACATATTTATACCTCCACACTATAAGAAATAGATTCTGGCTTAACCGTAACCCCTGGAACAATCTGTCCATCCTCATCCACAATTACCTTTTCACCGCTGATTTCTTCAATCTTGAATTTCTTCTTCAAATCACCCCATTTAACTTCTGTTTTTAAGCAATCATCAAGATGGTTTTCAATAGCGTATTGAAGTAACTTTTCTTTATCCTGCTGTTCCGGCGCCTCACCACTCTTACGGGTTTTAGATTTACCGTATGGTGTAGAAATGGTTTTCTGTTTTGGATCTTCCGCAAGTTGTTCCGCATGGTAACGTTGAATATGAGTTTCAAAGAAGCTAATGCTATCGTGGATAGGCTTTAATTCTTTTTGCTCCCATTGTGCAATACGGTCACGTTCAACATTTGCCAACGTTGTAATTTTCTTTTCTTCAGATTTAAGTGCAGTCAATTTACGGAATGCCCAATTAAGGCCTTCCAAATCACTAATTTCAAATTGCTTCTCCGCATCCTGTAATTCATCAACTTCCGCTAATTCAATTTCTTGTAATGAGTTCATCGATATTACCCCCAAATTTATTTTTCATTTCCTGTGTGCTATACAGCGAATAATATGTAAAACCGTTATTATCAAAAGAAACTTCAAAAGGATAATCCTTGGATACGCGACTTACTATCGTAGGCTGTACTTCCGCTTCCTGTAGCAAGAATTCAAATACCTTGTGAGTTACATGTACTTGATTATCACGAACGCTGATAATTCCTTTATCATATGCATTGTGGATGTCTTGCACACTTTCAGTGATTGTTTTAATATCCATCAATAAAACGCTCCTTTACATGAAATCAATTCATGCTATAATGACTGTGAATTTTGTTTTTCTAAATCACCTGTTGGCGCAGGTGGTTTTTCTTTTTATACAGCTCGAAAGCATTCAACATTTTGTTCCGCAATTAAGTAATTTGTTAGATTCCCTTCAAGTACGGCATTCTGTCCGAACATAAAATACCTATCATCTTGCTTAATTTCACAACCATAGAAATCTTCAATTGGATGATCAGGTTCTTTAGTAGATTCCTTTCCACCAATGTCTTCCACAAATATTGCATCGATATTACTCAAACTAATGTGGAATGGTACTATCGGAGTTGCACCTTCATATTCAATTCCTGATAAAAATCCAAAACTATTTTTAAATGTTTTAAATTGTTCTACTGTAAAACTTGCTTTAGCTCCTGATTTAAAAACTAATGTTATCTCCTTCAATTAACTCACCTCCCTTCAAGATGAAACCTTACGGTTCATTTTCCTTAGCTGACACTTTGCTTCTAATTCAGTAATAAGTAATAACGCTGGACTCTTTTTCATTTCCGAACATCTTTTTACAACCTCTGATGCTTTCATTAATTTACTCGCGGATAATACTCCATTCATTATTGGTCACCTTCCTTTTTCTCTTGTTCAGCCTTACGAGCTGCTAAAATACGAGGGACTGAAGTTTTCATAAAAAACTCGGCCATCTTTAACGCCGTTTCTTCACTTGGCGGATTATCCAATATAGTTCGTTCCATTCATCTCACCATCCACCTTAAGAACTTCATGTTTCATGAAGTTAGTTGGTAAAAAAATTTCTTCAATTCCTTTTCCAAACTTTTGAGCGATTAAAAACATTTCATTCGCTTTAAATTGAGTAACTCCATGTTCCTTGTTGATATATGTTCTTTTATCAACTCCTATTAAATCTGCCATATCCTGTTGATTTAACATATTATACATACGTAGCCTTACTAGTTTGTCTTGCAATGTTCCCACCTCCTCGCTAACGACTTTCATATTACATGAAGTTTTGACATAATTCAACATATTTTTTCATGTTTTATGAAATTTATTTATTTTTTTCTTGTTTTATGCAATTTTTAGTTTAAAACTTCATGAAATATGATATAATAGAACCAGAAAGGAGGTGAAACTTCATGAAACAAGATGTCTCTAAATATGTTGGTCAACAAATTAAAAACTTTAGGAAACTAAAGAAAATGACCCAAAAAGAATTAGGATTACGAATAGGAAAAAAACATAATACAATTTCATCTTATGAAAATGGGACAAACGAACCTGAACAAGATGTATTATTTGCAATAGCACAAGCATTAGATATATCAATTAATGATTTGTTCCCACCAACAAATGAAGTGTATAAACCAAATACTCCAACTATTTCTTTAGTACGTGAATCTTCATATACTTATGTTCCAACTGCAATTTCAGCTGGTTTACCTCTAGAAATTGATGGAATGACAGAAATGGATTTGGAAACTATACATATTCCTGATTCATTAATGGGGAAATGGGCAGGTAGAGAAGATATTTTTATGACTCGTGTTAATGGTGACTCGATGAATAAAGTTATACCACATACCTCTTTGATTGCCGTAAAAGAAGTTACTTTAGAGGAACTTTATGATAATGACATAGTTGTTTTTAGTAATGGCTGCGATTATTCTGTAAAACGTTTCTTTAATGATAAGCAAAATAAACGATTAATATTCCGACCGGATTCATATGACAATCGTTTCTTTGATTACACAGTTCCTTATGAAGATGCTGCGAATATAAAAATACACGGTAAAGTAGTAATGTACGTAGCTACATTAAACTAATACCTATATCAATTAAATCTTTAGCGCTAGGAATTTAATGGACAGCCCGTACAGCTGTCCTCTTTTTAAAAGGAGAGATAGAATAGTGACTGTTGGAATTTATATAAGAGTAAGCACTGAAGAACAAGTACGAGATGGTTTCTCTATTTCAGCTCAACGTGAAAAGCTAAAAGCATATTGCGTGGCACAAGACTGGGATAATTTTAAATTTTATGTAGATGAAGGCTTATCAGCAAAGGATACGAATCGTCCACAATTAAGCATAATGTTAGACCATATCAAAAAAGGATTAATTAATACTGTTTTAGTTTATCGTCTAGATCGTCTAACACGTTCTGTTATGGACCTATACAAACTACTAGATACATTTGATAAATACAATTGTGCTTTTAAATCAGCAACAGAAGTTTATGATACTTCCACGGCTATGGGGAGAATGTTTATTACAATTGTAGCTGCATTAGCTCAATGGGAAAGAGAAAATTTAGGTGAACGTGTAAGAATGGGACAATTAGAAAAGGCTCGTCAAGGAGAATATTCAGCAAAGGCCCCATTTGGATTTGATAAAAATGAGTATAGCAAATTAATTATAAATCTAGAAGAAAGCGAAGTAGTTTTAGATATGGTAAGAAAAATTGAAGAGGGTTACTCTATCAGACAACTCGCCGACCATTTAGACGGCTATATTAAGCCCATAAGAGGTTACAAATGGCATATACGCACCATATTAGATATCCTTTCTAATCACGCCATGTACGGAGCGATAAGGTGGTCTAATGAGATAATAGAGAATGCGCACCAAGGAATCATTACGAAAGATAGATTTATCAAGATTCAACAACTACTATCTAGTCGCCAAAATTTTAAAAAACGTAAAACCACTTCTATCTTCATTTTTCAAATGAAATTACTTTGTCCCAATTGCGGAAATCATTTAACTTGTGAAAGAGTAATGTATCATAGAAAAAAAGATAATCAAGATATTGAACATAATCGATACCGTTGTCAGGCTTGTGTTCTAAATAAGAAAAAGGCTTTTTCCTCCAGTGAGAAAAAAATAGAGGTAGCCTTTTTAGATTACATTGAAAAATACAGATTCAAACAGGTACCGAAATTCCAAACAGAAGACAATGAAATTGATATCTTAAAGAAACAATTATCTAAAGTAGAACGACAAAGAGAAAAGTTTCAAAAAGCATGGTCAAACGATCTAATGACAGATGAAGAGTTTGCCAATCGAATGAAAGAAACGAAACAAGCGCTAGAATCGATAAAAGAAAAGTTGAAATCTTTAAGTTCCAATGAAAACGAAAATATAGATGATAATGCTATAAAAGAAATTATAAATAATATTAAAAGTAATTGGTCATATTTATCATCTAATGAGAAAAAACAATTTATGAATATGTTCATAGAGAATATCAAAATTGATAAAAAAGACGGAGTTACAGAAGTATTAGATATAGAATTTTATTAG